GGTTTGGTAGCGCGAGGCAAAACTGGTGGAGCTACCCTAGTAGCCACCGGTGGTAATTTGCTTTCCTCAAACGCCTTGGCAACCCCAGCCATCATTGCTTGACCGGTTTCGGTTTTGGGCTCATAGGTTGCGGCTTGCATAGTTTCCGTAAATACCGGCTTACCTTTGCCACCAAGGATGTCTGAACCTAACTGTATGCCCGCAGCGACCGGTGCTACAACTGCCTGAGATCCTAGGGCCGCCACGGTCTCACCAACACCTTTTACATAATCGGTAAGAGACCTTTTAGGGGCTGGAGCTGCTGGGGCTGATACAACACGGCCTGACGCATCTACCTGTGGAACGGCTGCGGCTAGGATCTGTTGCTCTTTATTAACTGCGGCTTTTTCTGCCTTATCAATGTCAGCCATGCGCTCGGTAATGATTGACCGCATATCAGTTGTCTTTTCTTCAGGCGCAGACTCTAAGCGTTTACGAATAATATCGCCCAAGTCCATACCAGCCATTGCGCCGGTTCTTTGGAAAAACTTTTGCCTTACTTCTTGCGGTCTTTTATTAAATGCTTCGGCTGCGCCGGGACTCGCAAGGGTACGGTCTACTTGATTAGCTAAGATACCAGCGTCAAGCATCATCTGCCTTGCGTTGGCAAGCTCATCCTCCGTCATGTTTTCAAAACGGTACGGATCTTTCATTTTAATCGACCTGTTTCAGTCAAGCGTTTAATGTTTTCGTACTTTGTTAAAAAGTCACTTAGCTCTGCTTTGCTCGTTGGCAAAATTTTATCTAAGGCTTGCTTTTGGCGTTTTGGATCGCGTTCATTCTTTTGTAAGAACATAGCCTCAAAAATCTTTTGATCCGCGTTAGCCGCCCAAGCCTGACGGTAGGCCGGTAAGTTAGAGTCACCAAACTGTTGGGCAAACTTCTGAGCGCCTTTGGCTTCCATGTCCAAACGGGTAAGGTCTCCAGCCAATCTGTTTGCAACTGACAGCAAGACTGACGGCGGGTAGGTCTCGTCTCCGTTGGCCTTGGCTACCAAAGACTTGCCAGCGTCCGTAGACATAGATTGTCCTGAAGCCTGTAAAACTGCTAATTCTACGTTAGCAATGTCTTTGCTTAATTGTTTGAACCGCTCGTCACCAAAGAATTCTTTAACATATTGTTCGCGACTTGCAAGCGGGCCAGTAGTAAACCGGCGGTCTTTTTCAAGTTCTTTGATGCCAGATAGCACCGCATCCACGTTGCGCGAGGCTTTTGGTACGGTTGCCTGACCTGTTAACAAATCAGTACGATACTTTTGGCCCGTAGCTAAGTCTGCCGCCTCGCTTGCAGTTGTAGCCTGTTGAACGCCACGGATAGGAATTGGGTACGGTAATGCAAACCCAGCGCCTCCTTGTGGTTCTTGGGCTGGTGCTTGTGCCATCGGAAGCTGACCCATTGGAGCTGCTTGAACTTCTGACGGTGATACTTGGCTTACGGCTGCGCCCATTGGTGCGGTCATATCGGCAGGGGTAACACCAACAGGTCTGTCCGTCATCTGAGGCGGTACTTGTTTCAATGCTCCAATACCTTGAGCCCCACCAAAAGCAGAGGCGCGGGAAGCGGTATCAAGACCAGCTAGTAGCCGTTCCTTGGCATACCCTCGCAATCCAGCGGGGTTTTCACTAGCAAACTTTATGTAAGGAGCCAAAAGTTCATCAGCTTTTTCTTTAGGTATTCCAAGAGCTTTGGCTTGATTTGTGCCATGTTCTGTAACGTATTGAACTAGCTTGTTTTTATCCACCATGTCTGGGGCTTCTTCTGCCCGAACAACCAATGGATTATTGATTAAAGCGGTCATCCCAGATGTCACCGCGTTCACTCGTTTTTCATCTAAACCAAATTGGGCTGACGCGGCTTCTGTTTCAGTCTTTTTTATTAGTGTTGGGTACAACTCAGCCAGCCGTGATGTCTCCATCACGTTTCGTGACAGGCCAACAAGTTCGTTTAGGGTCATAGGCTTATTGGCTGCATTGCCCTGAAAGCCCATCGCTATGTTTGGATTTATGCCAAAGTCTGCCATTTCAACCTCTTAGGTTACTGGTTTTGTTGGTGTTGCTCCGGGTTTATTAAAGAACCCGCTTGACCCAAGGGCGTACAACTGAGCCGCATTACCTATTCCACCTATACCGCCAGCAAGTGCGTTAGCGGCCCCTATTGTTCCCGCCGCTTGAGCCTGACCGCCACCTACCGCTAACTGCCCAAGGTTCTGCGCCGTGGCTTGACCAGCCTGAACGCCTGTGTTGACCGCACCCTGACCCATACCGGCTATGTTGGCTAAGGTGTTATAGATGTTTCCGCGCTCGGTCTGGAACCGGTTAAATGCGTTGGAATACTCGGTTGAGGCTAGTCCTTGGGAGTAGTCTTGGAGCGCCCGCAGGGTGTTTCCGCTTAGAGCCCCGCCCCCTACGTTAGCCGCCCGCTGGGTGGTTTGCTCACCAATCCCTAACCTAAACGCCATACTGGGATCTAGGTATTCATCACGATAGTCCTCAAACCTACCGGTCAGATATGGTTGTTGGGCGGTAATGTCTTTGAGTGATTGGTAACCAATATCACGGTAGGGAGCTAGATCAGCTCTACCTTGTTGGTACATACGCTCTTGGGTTGCTGCCGCGTCCCGAATTGCAGCGGCTTGTTGCGCTGCCGCCTTCTTTGACGCAGATGCCCCAATTAGGCCGCTTACAATGCTCGACCCGCCCGTTATTGCCGCCGCCATCATCCAACTCATGTTATAGCCCTCATAATGCGTTCAATATCTTCCAAAGGTTTTAATTTGTTGCTTGAATCGAACAAAGCTAGTTCGTCTGGCTCAATTAGTTCCTTTTCAATTTCGTCTAAATTCGTGTGTTCGGTCTTGTGAACCGTAATTCCTATTGCGTCAGTTACCGCTAAAGTAACCCTTTTAGTCCCCGGCTTGGACTCAATTACGTCCCCGGCCTTTAGGTGTTTCATGCCCTTTTCAGTCCACGCGATTATCTCACCAGAGGCACAAAGAAAAAAGTGGTCTTTTTTGTGAACTTTGCCAACAATCAACGTCCCCGCCGGTCGGATTAGTTTTCTGCAATACATACCGTCTGAGAAGTAATGCTCGGTCTCCAGTTCCGCTTGCGGGAAAAGCATCACCTCTTTTTGGAGACGGTCTATCTGTTCTTTTGTTGGAACGCTTTCAATAAAAGGGGAAAGTTCCAAAAGCTCAGACATCGTAGTAAGGAACCTTTTTGGATTCCCCGTTTACCGTGACATTGATAAACCCCGCAGGGTTTGCCGGTAGGGTCGCAGAGCCAGCCGTGGCGGTCGTACTACTTGTAAAGTTTAGAAGATTCAAAAAGAACAACTGCCACGCCCGTGTAGGTCTACCAGCTTGGTCTGACAACGGGGACGTTGGGATGCTCTGATTTTGAGGGGTTGCCATCAGTTATCCCCCGCAGAAGCCTTGAGGTTTGCAGACACAATAACTGCCTTGATTGGGTCGGTGACAACCACCTCAAAGATTCTGTCCCGCGCCCATCCCAACCGCCTCCACATAGCTCGGTTGTAGTATTGGCCTTGGGCTCCAATCGTGACCCAATTTTCATTTGACCAAGTAAAGCCGCCGTCATTTGACCAACGGAGCATTGCCTGTGGGTTATCCCCCTGACCGGTCGATAGACCTACTCCGGGCTCAAACTGGATCTGAAGCTCATGGAAATACTGCCTTTGGAGGTCTGTGGTTATATGGGGACACCTTCTCAAACGGCGCACCAATTGCCCGTCATCGGTGTATTCCGATAATGAAACCCTATAAAGTTTTCCATTTTCATAGTCACCAACTAACACTTGCTGGTTAAAAAATGAGCAACAGTTCCCACGGTGGCGCTCATATTCATTTTGGTTATTGGTGTAGAGCCACTTGTGCCATAACCCTGTGGTGTTATCAAAAGCCCAAGTTAGGCCGTTTTCCCCAATTGAGGGGAATGTCACCACATAAACCTCGTGTCCGTTTAGCTGATAAGTCCAAGCAAGAGCGTCTGAGACGTTTTGGCCTACCAAAGTGTTTTCAACCGCATGGGTAGAGATCCGTTCTGGAATGTAGCCGTTCATGCGGACTACGGTGGCTTCACCTCGGTTGTTTCTAGAAACGTATGCAAAAGAGTTGCCCATCCGCGCAGCGGAGAATTTTGCCGCAATACCCTGTTGGGTTGACGTACCCGGAATCCTTTGGAACGGAAACGGAAATGCCCCAATATCAATCCAAACCTCAGATGACATCTCACCTAAAAGGTAGACCTCTCGGCGGTCAACAATAATGGTTACTAAATCGTCTGGGGAGCCGTCTTTGGCTCCGTAGGATAAGGGGTTTGACAGAATACTTAATATGTCTGACGCGCCCCAAAGCTGGCTATTAGGCTTATTGTAGATAAAGTAATTGTCTACAACCTCGACCGTAGAGCCGCCTACAAACGCCCCGTCTGAAGTTGGTAAGACTGTCCAGTTTAGTCCGTACATTGTGGACGAACCAACGGTCTGCGAGTTGCTAATTGTGTAGGTTCCAGCCCCCCCGGTTCCTGTCCCAAGTGCGGTAATTATTGTTTTTGTGGTCAGACTAGAATTTGTAATGGTCATACCAGCATGGAGAGTTCCTGACGAAACCGCAGACACGGTTAAAGTTGTGCCTGACGTTGAACCCGTAAAAACGCAGTTTATTTGAGCTGAGTTATATCGACCGGATGGTGCGGTTTGGCTGTTACTTACGGTGTATGTACCCGCACCGCCAGTTCCAGTTCCAAGGGCCGTAATGACTGTTTCTTGTTCTACTCCAACACCAAAGACCTGTTGCCCAACCGCAATCGTTCCAGAAAATAGCTCGGTTACGGTCATAGTTGTGCTACTGATTGAGGCCGTAAAGATAGCTGCCGCAGGGTCAGAAATCCTCCACCCGTACCGGTCAGCTCCATCAACAATGTAGGCATCAATTCCGTTATCTACAATATCGACCAATCCTGAGTCGGTGTTTAACTGACCCACCATCTTTGGGGTAAAGTCATCTTCCAAAATGTAGGCAAAAGCGCCACAAATTGCTAATAAATAATTACCGCCAGACAGAGTTCTCAACCCCCTAACCTCGTCTTGATTAGGAAAAATAGCCACGGTATCAAGTCCGGGCGTTGGGTATAGGGCTATCACCCCCCTGCTTCCCTGCGGTTTGGTAGGGTCTATCTCAGGGTAGAAGTTGATGCACTCTTGAGCGTCTTGAGTGATAGAGGGTGCTTCGTAGGCAGCTCCTACGAATCCAAAGTCAGGCATTACTGAAAGCCCCCGGTGAGAATCCAGCCAGCATCCGCACGTTTGCCGACTACCAGTACGTCATCGTATCTTGCGGACTGAGCTGGTTTCATATTGGTACGTTTGATCGTGGCCTTGGCTTGCATGGCGTAAGCGTTGATGACCGCAATCTGCTGGGGATCGTTCTTGCCGTACATGGGCATAAGTCTTTCAGCCAAGCACCAGCGCAGACACATGAGATAGCCCTGTGGGATCACAATAGTGTCGTTGATGCTATTAAAACGCTGGAATATGGTGTCGCAGAATATGTGCATTTCGCCCTGTGACGGGTTGGGCCAGAAGTAGAACGTACCCATAACCTCAGATGGCTGGTAGTAGAGAGCCTTGGGCCACGGGCCGTTCTGGGTCTTTAGACCAATCAGCTCGTAGTTTTCTAAGTTCAAAATAGCTACTGGGTAGTCTAGACCACCGTTAACAATTGGTTGACCGTTGGAATTGGTGTTCACCCGCACAAAGGCTGAGTTAACTGCAAGGGGGCGCTCGTAATAAGCGGTTATGGTGGTCGATGCTACCGTCTGGGTGTTGTTCACCGTGTACGTCCCGGCGTAGTTCACGTTCCCACCAGCTCCGGTTCCAAAGCCTGTGATCTTGGTTCCAGCCGTAATGCCAGAGCCAGAAAGGTTCATGCCCAAGGCAATACCGCCCTCGGTGATATTAGTGACCGTTAGGGTATTCCCTGATATTGAGCCCGTAAAGGTAGAGTTCACCTGACCGGTTGGGCCAACGGTGTACTGGGTTTGTCCCGCAGTCAAAGTAAAGATGATCTCGGTCTTGTAGTAGACCATCATCTGCTCGTTTGACCATTGGTCAATCATGTCGTTTAGCATATCGAAAGCGTCTTGTGCTTCCGCAGGGGCTGGGGTCTCGCCAGCGGCTAGAGCGCCAATGTCTTTCATGGCGCGACTAATAATGTCTATTGGCTGGGTCATAACTTCACCTTAAATGTTTCTACCTTCCACGGCAAACTAACCTTTTCGGTGTTTGCAACCTGTTTTTCCAGATTTGCATGGATTTTTTCTTTAACATCTTCCATGTCTAAATGTAACCAATGCGTTACAGAATGTTCACTAACTTCTTCTAACGGGCAATTTTGCCAACTTTTACGGAAATTCCAATACCCTTCGGTCGATACATTTTCGTGCGTGACTTGATAGCGAACTTTGGTCATCTGCCCGTCCGTTGAAAAGACATCTAGGATTTTCCAAGTAAACATATCAGGATCAGATTCCTATAAATTAACTATTACTTACGTTTTCAATCCAGCTCGTTGTTGCCTCGTCCCATGTATAACGATTGCCGTCATTTGGAAAAGGAATTGGAGATTCCCATAAGCAAGTATCTTCATTTAATAACCATGAAGCATACGGTTGTGGCGGTATGAACGCATCGCGCACCGAATCAAAGGTATATCCAATACCAGCGTAATTTTTACGCATTGGCCTACCTTCTGGGTGTTGACCAGCAAAAGTATTGTATGAAGTCTGTACCCATGATGACGCATTAGGTAACGTGTCAATAAAATCTTGTTCAGCAACAATTACCTGTTCAACAATGCCTTGTTCATTAACTTGTGCAAAGTGACTCATGCCGTAAACGTCCCTGAAGTTGTAAATGTATGATAAGTGTATCCACCAGCCGAAGTGACCGTTCCACCAGTTCCCCTTTGTGACCCGGAGTATCGAACTACACCAACTCCAGAGCCGCCATTACCGCCTACTCTAGTTACGATAGAGGTGTCTCCAGCCCCGCCGCCACCGCCACCAGTATTGGCAGTTCCATTAGAACCAGCAGCATTTGATCCACCATTGCCACCACCGCCAAGGCCACCTGTTCCGGCAGTACCACCGCTACCAGCCCCGCCTCCACCCGCATAATAAGTTCCAACAGACTGCCAGTTAGTGCCTGTGCCGCCATTACCGCCATTGCTGGTATTTGATGCGGGAGAGCCACCAACAGCCGTTGCGCCGCCTCCACCACCTCCGGGATAGTTCCCACCAGATTGACCATTACCACCTGACGATCCTTGGCCTGATGTTCCAGCAGCGCCTGTCGCGTTTGCGTATGCACCACCACCCCCAGATCCTCCGGTTGCCGGGGCGTAATTGCCGCCAGTACCCTGAGATGTATTACCACCACCACGACCACCGCCTATTGCTGTCTCTGTACCATTAAAAGTTACGGAACTATTTGTCCCGCTTGTGGATGCGGTAGATGTACCGCCAGTACCGCCACCACCAACAGTTACCGTGAACGCAGAGCTAGGAGTAACAACTTTTGTGCCAGCAATGTAACCCCCAGCACCTCCACCCCCGCAACCTACTCCCTCATTTGACAGTCCACCACCAGCGCCGCCACCGGCAACAATAATGTACTCAACCGTGTAATCTCCGGGTATAGGTTTTGTTCCTAAAATAACTTGAAAAATTCCGGTCACGATACGTTTCCTGTAATAACGCAAACGGTACTAGAGATAAATAAGACAGTACAAACACCCCTAGTGGCTAAAGTTACAGATGCCTTGTCAGAATCAGTACCGGCAATGTAAGCGGTTGTAATTGAGCAAGTAATTGTTATGTTGCCGGTCGTATTGTTAAAAATAGATATTGCATCGCCTTCAGCAAATGTAGCGTCAGGAATTGTAATAGAGCCGCCAGAACCTACTTGGACATACTCTCCAACATCACCTACTGCTAAAGTATAAGAGCCTGTTTTGGTTCCAACTGCGGGAAGATTTCTGTATCCAACTGTGTAATTAACACCCGGATCAAAAAATGTAACCGTTCTGCTTGCAGAAAGAGTACCCGGAGTTAAAGTTACTCGATATGAAGAACTTCCTCCCGCCCGTCCTGTAATTAAAAACCCATCTTGAGTTGATGTAGCCGTTCCAAAAATTTGGCCTGTGGCGTTATAAAAAGTATTTGCGCCGGTAAAAGCATTGTTTGCAGAAGCTGAAACATCACCAGAGGCAGCAAAACTAAGGACACCAGATCCGTTTGTTACAAGAGCCTGACCGTTAGTGCCATCAGTTCCCGGTAACGTAAACGTGGTTGAAGATGCTGTATTGGCGCTTTGAAAGGTAGTTGTACCAGCCCCACTTGCGTTGCCTTGAAATTTTAGATTGCTCATATTACCCCCATATAACCCATTTTTGATCTGCGCCAACCGTTACAGAAGCGCCCGTTGAAATTGTTACAGGCCCAATACTTTGACCATTAGTCCCTGCGGTTAAAACATAATTTGAAGAAATGGTTTGGGCATTTTCTACAATTATTGAATTTGACGTTGACGTTACCCAAGACATAATTCCAGAACCGTTGGTCTGCAAGACCTGACCGCTGGTTCCGTCTGAGCTTGGCAGGGTGTAAGTCGTTGATCCCGCAGCCGCCGCACCCTGAAGTCCTACATACCCCGAACTCGTCCCGTTGAGCTTTAGGACGATGCTCTCCATCGTTCCGGTTGACGGGGTAAATTTGAGCTTGGTTGAGGCCACATTGACCGTGGTTGCGTTACCCGTGGTTGCTGAAGTAAAGATTGGGTAAAGAGGTGTTGCGGTCGTGGTGTCATCCGCAATCGTCACCCCAGAGGCATCGCTCGACCAAGTGGGAACCCCAGAAGCTAGCTTTAGAACCTGACCGTCTGTGCCAGCCGCAAGGAACGTAGTCGTGTTTGTTGCTGACTGATACGGTAGAGAACCGGTCGCACCACCAGCTAGGCTAGTAGCCAAGCCAGCCGTGACTGATGACGGGGCTCTGCTCTCCCAACGTGCGTCCGTGTTATCCCAAACGATCAAATCATTGTCTGATGGGCTTGGTGCATAGACGTTAGACAGGTCGTTTAGTCGGGGCTCAAACGTAGGTCTTACAAATAATATGCCGTTGGTGTTATCCGCGTGAACGACCGCAGCTACCTGAACCTTGGCGTTTGGCGCATTTGGTACGTTTTTGGTCAGTCCACCCGTAACCGCAGGGTTGTAATACAAAACGTCCCCGTCAACCCAAGTTTCACTTACAGGGGTTCCAGAGGTGTCTATTCCCTTAACTTCTCCAAAGGACTGAACATAAATCCAGCCGTTTAGCGCCGCAGTTTCTTTTGCTATACCTAAAACGTAGTAGCCGGTAGCCGCGGTTAGACCCGTAGCTGGAGCGCCTAATAAACCCCCGGACGATCCTAACGTGCCGGTCAACATTACGACATTGCCCTTGGTAATTGCGCTTGATGCCTTGACGCGGTAATAGCTTTCTTGCGTAAGTTTTAGTTCTACGTTGTTGTTACCAATCAACTGCAAGGTTTGGGTGTTGTCGTTGTTATTCCAAGACAGAGAGCCCGCACCGCCCACAACTGACGCGGGAGTAATGTCAAAGTTGATCTCGTTGACGTTTTGCAGCGCACCAGCGTCTGACAGGGTAATCGTTGAGTTTTGGATGACCTTGCCGGTCGTTCCATCAAACCGCGTAATCGCGTTGTCTGTGGACGATGCCGGGCCAGTTACGTCACCCACGGATGTTGGGTTAGCCCATGACGGTACACCCGCAGCTAGGGTTAAGACCTGACCGTTAGTTCCGGGGGACAAGAACGTGGTCGTTCCAACCCCTGATTGGTAGGGCAAGTAACCACTATTTCCACCGGCTAAATTGGTAGCCGTGGTTGCACTTGTAGCTGATGTTGCGGTCGCAGCATTACCAGAAATTGACCCAACAATCGTGGTGCTAACGGTAAGACCCGACAGGGTTCCGACCGTTGTAATGCCCGTGTACGACCCTGAAATCCTTGCCGAATCAATAGTCCCAGAAGTTATCGCAGAGGCCGCAATCGCTATGCTCGTATCGGTAACGCTTGTGAGCTGACCTTGGGCGTTTACCGTAAAGACCGGAACCTGTGACGCGGAGCCGTAGGTCGCGGCAGTCACCCCGGTGTTTGTGATGCTAAACGTGTTAGATGCTAGGGTTAACCCTGTGCCAGCAAAGTAAGAGCCAGCAATTGAGAAGTTTGACCAAGTAACCGCAGTTGTTCCTAGTACGCCACCCTGCATGACATAGCAATACCAAGCCGTACCGTTTTGGCTTCCTTCCTCAACAAAGACCAAGGCTGAAATTAGCTCGTCCCAAGTATTTGCGTCATCAGACCGCACCCAAGGTGTTCCAACAATATAAATTCCGTTGTTAGCCTGATTGGTCTGGTTTTTAACTAAAACCCTGTCCCCCGCAACCACCGCAACCGTGTCAATGGTCTGAGCGCCCGAGAGGGTGATATTCGCTGTCGTTGCAGCCAAGACGGGCTGCTTCCATGAGATCCCAGCTATCGCAGAATCAACGTATAGCTTGTTGGTGAGGTCAAAGTTACCCGATGGGGCATTGACCGCAGTAGCGGTTGTAAAGGCTCCCGCAGCAGGGGTTGTCAGACCGATGGTGGAGCTATTGATCGTGCTGTTTGTGATCGTCACCCCGTCCAAATTGGGGTTCACAGGGGCGTAAAACGGTACTCCCGCAGGGCCAATAAACGTAATAATGTCATACGGGTACAGGGGCTCGTAAGTAGCCTGTACCGGTAGGAAGTTCGTGGTCTGCGTGTTGGCGGTCGAGTTCGACATGACCAATCCTTATTCTGTGGCTACCAACGTAACGTACAGAGTGTTGGTTCCTGATGAGATGCCCTTGATATAAAGGTTTGGACTTCCGCAGTCAATAATCATTGGGTAAATCATGCTAGCTGGTAGGACTAACGACCCCGAGCCGCCCGTAGAAGCAATCACGGGGGTTCCCATATTTGTTGAGGTTGTACCAAGGGTCACGCCAGCTATACCCGTTCCGGTATTTAGCAGAGCCACACGATAGGCGCGGGTTGGGGTGTTTGGGACGATTTGCAGGGCAGACGATGCCGCAGTTGTAAGATCCAACGCAAAGGTTGGGCTAAGAATTTTGATTTGATTCATGGGTCACCTCAGATTTTGATTGTGGAATTATCCTACTTTTCAGCCAGTTTCCAATATGTCCTTCAAAAACTTTTAAGCCTGTGTGACCCATTCCGATTTCTGGGTCAATCCATACCTTTCCACCGATTTCCCGCCACCGCATACAAAACGAATAATCCTCGCCATATCGGTGTTTTTTGCGGACATCTATGTGGGGTTCAAACAAAGGCCAAAACTCTTTATCGACCGCTTTTTCGTGTACCCAAGTGTTTGGAAAAGCCTCAATCATCTTGGCAATACAGTTTCTTGAGAGCTTTAGAAAACCCGTTGGGACGCACTCTACCTCTAAAAGACCTGTTTCTGGGTCTGCCCAAAGCTCGGGTTTGGACTGATCCCACCGACAAGTCCACATAATTGGATCAACCCTGTGAGGATATATTCCAGCCACCAAGTCCACGGGGTGATCAATGATTTTTAGTAAACCACCGCGCTCCCAGCAGACATCATTATCTACAAAGACCAACATATCGCAGTCAGACTTGTAGAAATTGGATGCAATTACTCCCCTGCAATCAGCAATAGCAGAATTACCGACATCATCAATAAGAGTAAACCTATCCCCACGGTTAACCAAGGCAATAAGGTCATCAATAAGGCTGTGAACGGTTCCAATATGGACTACTCCTGTGTAAGTCGGCAGGGCAATCATTATGTGCTTCATGCTCTCTCCAAAAAAGGAAAAAGCCACCCCTTGTGGGGGCGGCCTTCTCGGTCAAACAAACATCTTAGGCGGTAATGCCGATGTTTTGTAAAGCGGTAATAACGCTGTTAACCGCAGTTGCAATGGCGGTTCCAGATGCATTGTCAGCAATCGTACTGATTGCAGATGCCTGAACAACTGGGGTCTCGCCGTAGAAACCAACTTTGCCAGTAGCGATGCCCAATAGGACACCGTCAGAGGCGTTACCGTTAAATAGGTAGTTGGTCGTTTGGGTACTTGCTGCGCCGGGATTTGACATGATTTAGGTTCCTTTCCTAATTAAGCCGCAACTCGGCAAGCGAGTTCGGGGTAGAGGGGAGCCCAACCGTAGAGAACGTCCAGACGGGTTGGAATAGAATCATTGTTAATTGTGTACTGCCTAACCACTCGAATTGACAGACCCAATTGTTTGTCAGATGCGCGACCAGCAAAGTGAACACCGTCCGGTAACTCAAGGTCGGCAGTAGCCAGCGTAAATGCGTTCTTGTGGAACACCAAGTTCTGCGGGCTGACCTTGCCGGTCTTATCAAACGGCGTGACAGTCGCTGAAGCTGAAGTCGTGAGAACCGATACGTTTTGGAACTGACCAGCCGTGATGATAGCGGGCGATACCGTAACCGATGCAGAGCCACCGGAGGTAATCGTCACGTCAGCAGTCACGACAAAGTTACGCAGAACATTACCGCCGTATGGCTGACGGTTCTGGGGGTTGACTGCAAACACGCCAGCAATCTGAATGGTGTCACCCTGCTTGAGTCCAGCGTTAGCAGTAGCGGCAGCGATTGTGATTGTGGATGTTGAAGCCCAGCCAGTTGTCAGCGAACCGGTAAATGTTGCTGTGTTGGTGGAAAGAGTAGCCGTGGAATAAGAACCGTATGTGTGCGACACAATGTTCTGATCCATGTACCAGTTCATTCCGATGGTGTCCTTACCCATCATGCCCTTCTCGTATTGACCCGAGATAGTGCCCTGTGGGTTGAAGAGACCTTTGAGCGAACCAACGATTGACGCACCGGTAAAGGGGTCAACAACGCAAGAACGCTTGCCATCGCGGGGTGCGCCTTCACCGTCCAGATAAGCCTGTGCGGTTAAGAACGTAGCGATGTCGGAGGGAACAGTACCAGCCGTACCAACGGTGTTGGCGGTGTTGTCAGTAGCCATAGTCGTGCCATCAAAGTCCATTTTGTTGGCGATAGCAGCGATTGCGGGCTTCAGAACGCGATCCGAGAACATATCCAACGACAGGGCTAAGTCCTGTGTGGTGAACTGGGTGTCAACGTGAAACTGAGTTGAGAGGGTCACCGGGACGGAAGTCTCGTTGAAGTCCTCTACGTTAAGCGCAGGGCCAGTAGTACCGATGAAACGACCGGGACGGCGAACGTTTACAGTATTACCAATCTTTGCACCAGTAACCGCAAATTGCTCGTCATAAGAACGGTCAACGCGGGCCGTGAACGTAAGTTCGTTTTCCAAGACCATCAACGCCTCGTTGGTGATCATGGATATGGTTAGCAAATTATTTGCCATTTTTAATTACTCCATAAAAGGTTAGTAGTTGCCACTTACCGAATCTTCCCGGCAAGGCGAGCAGCCTTCCATTGCTGGTAGGTTCCATGAAACGCTCGGTCTGAATCCAAACCGGTGTCCACGGAGCTACTGCTTGCCTTGATAGGCGAAATCGGCGCAGGGGCGTTCGATTTCTTCGCTACAGGTTCCTTTTTGCTAGGAGTCGCAGTCTTTTCAAACTTTGCCTCCAACTTCCCAATCTCGCGTAGTTGCGCGGTCAATGACTTCTCCGCAAGGGAACGTGCGTAGTCCGGGTTGTCGGCTAGGTAGTAAAGGATTTCAGGCCCAAACTCACTATCGACAATCGATTCTCCAACCGGTGCGCTAACTGGTATATCGCCAGCAGCCGCGATTGTGTCCTCGTAATCCGGTAGATTTGCCTTCGCAGCCTCTACACGCTTTTGGAACTCGACCTGTTTACGGCTCTGTTCTTCTTGCGCCCTGCGAGACATCTCTTGCTCATCACGCTCCCGCAACTTCTTATCCGTAGTCCACTCAGCCAGAGCTTCAGCATATTCCAGCGCATCATTAAACTGGCTTGGATCGGGTTTGGGGTCTGGGTCTGCCGGTTCTGCTTTCGCAGGGTTAGCCTTAGACTCCAGCTCCTTGATCCGATTCTCCAGCTCTTGACGGGCTTGGCGCTCACGTTCCGCTTCTTGGCGGGCCGCTTCACGCTGCTTAGTCAGTTCTGAAAACCGCTTCTCAAGTTTTGGGTTTTGCTTCTTTTCACCTGTCGCAGCCTCGGTTTCGCTTGGTTCACTCGCCTCGGTCTCAACCACCGGCTCCGCTGGTGCGGCCTCAATGGGAGTTCCATCTGACGCTAAACCTAATTTTGCTAACGAAAACTCAGCTAAATTCTCACTCGTTACTACTGTTGAAGCCTGTTTCCGGGCCTCTTGTGCTGCTTCCGACATGGATTACTCCAAGAATAAACCCAATGAACCCATTGGTAGGTAATTCGTATTACAAACTGTTTCCCAATAGTTGTCAACTATTTGCTATTTGTTGCTCCTGTTGCAAGAACGGGTTGTCTGTTCGGTTAACCTCACGTTCCGCAAACGCGGCTACTTGAGCCTGTTCCGCATCCTTCTCGGCTATGACCTGACGCAACTCGCCGATGTCCATCCGCTTCAATAGCATCTTGGTGACCGCATCCAGCTCGGCCTTATTCTGATTGGCCTGAGAGTTAAGGATCTGCTGGTTGACCTTGGCCTCGTTGATGGTGTCGGTGTTGTAAGCCCGCGAGGTGACATCCATGAGCTTGCGCTTGGTCTCGCCATCCTGACGTAACAGTTCAACGTCACTTCGGTACTGTTTCTCAAGCTCCATAGCCGCAATCATCTGTTGCATATCGGCAATCTGCTTCTGGGCTTGCATGAGCTGCATCTGGATCTGTGGCGGGATGTCTGACTTCTCGTCAATCTGGGCCAGCGGGTTGTTAGCCGCCAGACGGTCTGCAATGACCTCCGCACCCGGAAAGTCCATGTTGCGGAACACCAAGTCACCCGCAAGGTTAAAGAGTTCCTGATTGGTAGAGATCATGGGCATCATGGCCTCGACAGCCTCCTGACGCTTGCTCTGGTAGCCGGGGCCGGTGTCCATGTAGACATCGTATTCGCCTACGGTTACGTCATTAAGAACCTTTTCCACGCCCATCTCGTCTTGGACTCGCTCGTTGACGGTCACCATCTCAGGTTTTCCATCGTAGCCAATGATCCGCAGAACTCGCTCCCGGTCGTAAATCTTGGGGATCAGGTCAAGGATGATCCGACCCGTGTGCTTCATCGACCGCACTAGGTTGTCGTAGTAATGGAAATTGGTCATGTCCTGTTGCATCTGCTGACCGCGTATGGCCTTGCCAGACATATTTCCTTGGGGCAACTGGGACGGATCAAAGATACCGACTACTGACTGTAAGTCCTTATCGATGGACATCGCAGCCGCAATAACCCCGGCGGGCGGTGGCTCTGGCTGGAGTCGCTGTGG